AGAAACAACGATCATAACCAGTAAAGAGAAGATCAATAAATAACCCGCTTTCAATCTAATAAAGTTTATTAAAAACATATACTTACCTTTATCATTTTTTGTTATGAACATCGGATTTACGCATAACTTAATTTTATGTTAAATGCGATACCTGAGGCGGTGCGCTTCTATTGCTGTCAGATCGCACCGCACATTGACAGCTTGAACTGAACCGCTGTCAAGTGTAACCCAAGTAACATAACATAGAGTTATGCGAAATCCGAACACTTCTCAACTTGCGCTCTGGTGAGTCTGCGCAAGTTTGCGAGGCTTGTCTTGCAAAATACAGTGCCTTACCGTTGCCGACCTGATTTAACTCTCTTTCCGTTCCATTCGCGCTTAGCCATCTTCCCACGAATTATTTAATCAGGTTTCCCGTAAATCGCGCGCGCGCACTTTTCCACTTTTCTTCTCTTTTTTTGGTTTTTCAGTGCTAGTGATTCTTAACTGTGACCTACCAACTCGACCAGATCAAAAGCAGTTCAGCCAAGGATGTGGATTGTCCTTCGGAACGTTATTTCTGATCTGTTGATAAACGCTATTGATAAGTCCGCATAACGAATTGATGTTATACGTTGACTTACCAACAGGTTTAATCAACAGGAAATAACTCAACCCACAACCTTGTTGCTGAACTTAATCATAGATTTTTTAATCTTGGTTTTTCGTTGTTTAGGTACACCAAAGGCGTTTTCGAAGTCACTGGTACGCATCTGCAAAGACCTGCACACGCTACGAAATAATGCTGGGAAAAGTGCGCGCGTCAATTTCGTGAGCCTTGCTGCTTAAAGAATTAGTGTGAGCCTTGATGTCTTGGCTCATTACACTATTTTTCTTTTATAAATCAGGTCTTCAACTACCGAATCTCATATCAAGAGGATTTCCTCTGGAGGCGTTATGCATCAAGTCAAACTGTCTAGACTACGCCTTAGATCACGCAGAAATGGTACAGGATTTTAATTGATACACGATGTGATCTAATTCCCCTGAAGACAGTTTTTTGCTAATTCCTCGTCACATCCGGATAAGGGATTTTGTAATCAGGGAAAGGAAATTCAAATCATCATAATGCGTTCGCTGAACTTATACCGTGTGTTTGTCTAAGTGTCTGAGACTCAACAACAATATTGTTTGCCTGATTCCTGTCTTGCATGTACTCAAGATAAGCCTTAGATTCCGCAGGCGTTAATTGTATAGCTCTATTAGTTGTAAGATTAGCTGAATTATCTTGTAGGCCAGTAGCACCAGACATGCTGTTAAGACCGTTAGTAGGATTAGCGAAATAATTAAATGGTCTGTCACCTTCATTAATAAGTCGCTGACAAACACTAGCATCAACGTCCAGACGAGTTCCTTGCTGCGTATAAGCAACGTATCTATTTCCATATTTGACACAGCCCGAAAATACTGGCTTAGCTGTTGCCGAGTAATCTGCACTGTATTCGGTATCATACGGCTTGGCAGGATTATACTTAATAGAAATAGCTTCCATTGAATTGTTGGTTTTTGCGAGCATTGCATCATTATTTGCCTTCAGGTATTCAGGGTCTACAGCTTCTCTACATTGCTCATACGACCATTTGTATTGAACCATACACAGATTGATTTTATTTTGCATTTCAGTAGGTTGTGCTTGTACTTGTTCTGCAGTAGGTTCAGCTTTCTTTTCTGGTGCTGCATTGCTTGAACTTGCTTCAATACCCGAACTCGAACCTTGTTTGATGATGTACCATGCAGGGATTGCAGCAAATAACAACGTGACTACAACTGCAATAATCCCTTTATTGAAATAGCTACGTTTGTGATGCTTGGCATCTGGTTGAATTGATTCATAGAAGCCATATAAATGCTCTGGATGCTGCCAGATATATTTCTCAAATGGCATCAATTTATCCATCTTAGTCATAGCTGTTTTAGCTTCATGCCAGATGTAAACCTTTGCTGTTTTATCACCCGTCTTTTCTAAATGCACATGTTCATTGACCAAGCCAAGCACATCGGGATTTAAAAATCTAGAACGTTGAGTGATTAACCAGAGTTCAATACCACGTTTCCGAATCGTTGTTAAATCAAGGATTTGTTTGTCACGTTTAGAATTATGACAAAGATAATCAAACTGTTATTTTCAGCATCACGCCAATCAAAATCTTCTGGTACTGATTCAACACCAGTATGTCGAATGCCCGTGATATCCGTGTAAACCTTACGCTCAGGATGATTGTTCTTAAGTTTAAACAGTTGGTCCATTACCCAAAGTGTTTTAGCAGCACCGATGCCACCAGTAACCAATCTAATCGTACTCATGATTTAGCCACCAATTTAACTGCACTAGATGCAGAGTTAAGCGTTATGCGCCATACAACAGCCCCAATCACCATTGAGAATGCAATATGAAATCCTGATGTTGCTAACAACTGTATCGTGTCAGTTGTGATGCTATTTGCTTGACTAACTAAACGTGAAATATAGGTATTGATTGCATAAAGAGATCCAGCCGTAGTTGCTAGACCAAGACCCGCAGCAGCCAAAGCAGTTTTAACACCTGTCTTTAATAGCCATTCAGCAAGTAATACAAAGAATCTCAACATTAGTTCTCTCCTCTGCCCATCCATACGCCAGAAGCAATCAAGAACGCAATGATTGCACCCGCAGCCAATACAAATGGTCTAACAGCCAAAGCCATATCACATGTAAGTGTGAAATCTGATTCAATCGTGACTGAAATACCATTAAGCGCAATTGCGTTCGATTTTGGTTGAACTGGACATGATGCAGTCCAACCGAGATATTCTTGTTGTGTCGGTTCAGGTACTTCATAGTTCAAGATCGGGACACCAGTATCATCTGTACTGCCTACTTCATCTTTTCCATCTTTAATAAATTGCTTGATATCACCAAGACTTTCACTTGCAGCCCTGCCTGATTCTTCAATCGCTTCCAGATGTTTATTGGATGTGCCTACGCCTTCACTGGTTGCCCGTGTAGCTTCTTCAATGGCATCTAAATGTCCATTGGCATCAGTTCCATTTTTTTCGATCTTATCGAGATGCTCATTGGATTTATCCAGCTTTGAATTGGTTTCTTTTTGTTCGTCTTTGATCGAATCTAAAAGACCTTTCACCGAATCCATTAATGCAGATATATTATTTTTTAACGTATCAATTGCACTATTTAAACGGTCTGACATGGCATTGATTGCATTGATAATTCCTGAACTATCAACATCTTTTCCATCTTTACCGTCAAGACCATCTTTGCCATCTAAACCGTTACGGCCATTTAAACCGTCTTTGCCATCTTTACCATCGAGACCGTTTAAGCCTGGAGCACCATCGGCACCGTCTTTACCATCAAGCCCGTCTTTGCCATCCTTTCCGTCAAGTCCATCTTTGCCGTCTTTTCCGTCCTTCCCGTCTTTACCATCTCGACCAGAACCAGAGCCAGACTTAACACAGATTTGCTTACCATTGAATGAACCTGACACGTAGCCAGAACCACAACCACCGCTTGGACGATCACAGTATGTAGCCCCATTTTCACAGCCCTGTTTAACGTCAGGCTCTTCATTGTTTGGGCAATTAATAGAACCGTCCTTGTTTCTGATACAGCCATCGTTTGGCGGTTTATAACAACCCCCATACGGGTCCTTTGTATCGCACTGGCCAGAATCAAGAGGAGTACAAGAAGGGCTTGGAGTTTCGCTGTCAGAATAGAGTTGGCGTGTCGGTGTAGAACCACCTGAAAGCGTCACCCAAAACGGTTCTTTGCCCTGAGCAGAGAATGAACACATTACACCGCCAATCGTCATACAACGTCTGACAGGTACTTCACCATTCGCCCCCATGTGGAAATCCGCAGGATAGCTAACGGAAGGACATTTAGCTGATGCAACTTCTTGTAAACTACCAAGAACTGCACCTCCACTGCTTCCCGACATTGTACAGAGCGTATTAGCAGCATTAGGACCTTTATAAACCCATGGCGTACCATTTGGATAAACTAGCTCAAAAAGCCCACGACAAGCAGCATCAGGTGTAGAAGCAGTGAAGACTTTATTAGATGAAGATGCTTTCCAATCAGCGAATGCATTTGTTGTTATGATCGATACAAAGATAAGAACTAAATATTTAAAAAATCTCATGTTTTAAATCCCTTAAATATTTATTTATTCGTTGCAATTATTATTAAGAAACCGATTAAACCTACGATCAAATAGAGAACATTCATTATTTTTACCTACATAGCACGCGCGTGTGGCGGGCGGACGGCAGGCTCCTACTAACACGCGCGTGCTAGTAGGTTCCTGTGCTGAATTAACGACCGATGAAGCCGAGAATTTTGCGGTAGCCCCACATCATTAATGACGGTCCCGCTTTGATAGAAAATACGGCAGCAGCAGCACCAGTTAGACCAGTTAAACCTAAAGTGCCAAGATCAATAGAATTATCATCAGCAGCAAACGTGCTAACTGATACCAATGCAGTACCAGCAGTAACCAATGCAATATTGGTTGCTTGGTTTAACTTTTGGCGAAGTGCAGATGGTTGTGCATCTTTTTGAACTTCATTGTTAATTTGATTCATGGTGTTTCTCCTAGTCATCGACTATTTATAAAGTTTAGTAAGGCTCTATAACCCCAACATATGAGCCAGAACGTAACTATCTGAGTCATCAGATGGTTAATGTCGGAGCGTGATAATTGGTTCAACTCGTCAAGCCAAGAGACTTGCAAAGTTGACCATTGCAAGCATTGGTTTGTTGCCTTGTCTACAAAGTCACAGACCATTGCCATTTCTTAAAATCCTATTTCTTGCAATCGTGAACATGACGAGCAAGAGTTGCTGCTGTTGAATACGTCTGTCCGCAGAATTTGCACTGATACTCGATGCGGAACATTTGCTTAGAAACGCCCTGTTCAGCTTTTGGGTAAGTTTTCAATTTTCCGAACACTTCGGAATGTGCAATGTTGCTTGCACCGTCTTCGTCTAAAACGTCAATATTCATGCTAGATACTCATCTGACCAAAACCACTCATCACATGATGTGTAAGAGTTCCAATAAGAATCTGTGAAGACTGGCGAAACTTGAGGTACATAAGCTCTAAAGTTATATTTCATCTTCTCAATTCCCCGTTATGACTGACTTTCTGAATCAAGAGTTTTAAATCTGTTATGGCTTGATCAGCGCAATCTGTTTGTTGTAATTGCTGCAACTGTTGCTCTAAATGTTCGTTGATCTTGTTAAAGTCAGTTGCAGTTAAAACCCCGATAGAACGGCTGTAATAAACCGTTCCGTGTTGGCTTGGGCGATTACGCTGCATACTCGTCAGCTTCATCCACGTTGAAATCGAGAGCCATCAAGACAGCACGAGGAGCTTTACCAGTGAAATCCCAGTCAAATACCATCTTGGCTTTGGCAGGTAATTGCTGATGCAAATAGTCATTAAAGAACTGTGCACCCTTGATCTTGTAATCAGTCGACTTCATGCCGATTGCGCCTTGTTCTTTTTCACGCTCTGAATATGGCTGTAAAACGGTTACAACCGTGTTTGAGAACTCGATTGTTTTCCCTTTCTGATCTTCGAAATCCCCTGCTGCTTTACGGATTCCTGTTACTGTCATTACTGGCATTTGTGAAGTGTTCATGGCTTACCTCTTAAGCTATTTTGTAGTTGAACTGACTAACTGGTGGTTCGTACCACTCAGGCAGTTGTTGAGAAAAGTCGATTTCGACAAGTCTCATGAACGGAATGACGTTTGATGCCTTCTCGTCATGAAGGTTTTGAAGAAATGCGAGTGAAAATCCGCATTCGGTTAAATCTTTGATATGTCTAAAATAAGTACGCTCATGCAATATCTTATCTTCAACCATTTCTTGAAGTTTTTTTATGCCGTGCTCTCGTACTAAACAGAACGTTGCATAAATATTTCGGATACGAGTTTGGGAGACTTTTCCACTATTTGTGATTACAGCATTGCTAGAGGAGATCGCTTCCAAAACACTTTTATCATCGGTAAGTTTCATAGTTTGACCTCGCAGGGCTTCAAATATGCTATGAGTAGCTTTTGTCCAAAGTGATTGTAAGATTTCAGGATTTTCGCGCTGAAAGTTAATTAAATCGAATAAATTAGTAGGTATGCCGTTGCGCTCAAGCCAACGTTTTTTCATGCGTGATTCAAAGCGTAATAGACCAACTGTCCAGTTGATCAAACGAGAATCAGACATAACGTCAACAACTCGAATTGCAGCCTTGTCATTCTTTTTTGCTAACATTTTGTATTCTTCGAATTGAGACATAAATTCATCGTGCTTCATGTAGCACTTATGGTTAATCAAACGTGAATGTTGACCACCCCAATACACAGAGCTGTCATAGCGTTTGTTGCTTAAACGTGTCTGCCCTTTGCTAACATTGCTAAGGAAATCAAGCACTTTTTTTGCTGTATTTTGATCACGTAAACGAGCAGAATAAGTAACGTCAATGTGAGCAACGGTTGCTTGTTTAAAATCGAGCATTCGAGCTAATGTTGGATATGCTTCAAATAAAAAACCAATCATCTCCATGGCACCCGATTCCAAATTGTCAGAACCAAAAACGTTATGCCCCTGCAATAACTTTGCAGGTGACGCCTTGATCTGGACATAAGGAGGATAGCTAGAATCGAAAAACACTTTCATGGCCATACCAGTAAAGTGAGTTGGTACTGATTCATAAGGATGGAATAAAGCAGCAGCAGAAATTGAACCATCGTCATTTTTATGAACAGAACGAGACGCTAAAGGGATTTCAATGGAATGGAGATCAACATCTATAAAAAAATACTCCCCCGCTTCACTCAGAGAGTAAAACGAGCTTTCAAACGGAGCATTTATACAGATATGGTCAATCATTATTGTCATGTTGTCATATAAACATTGAGAACAAATATAAACATGACAACATGTTTCGTCAATTGTTTTCATGACAACATGTATGATAAAAAACATGACAACAAAGGAGTCAAACTGTGAGCAAACGAAATATGTACTTGAGAATCAAAGAGTCAGAGCAGGATTTGCTCAGGGAAGCTCACAGAAAATTAAATAATAAATTATTGGAAGCAGGCTATCCTACTGTTCAAGATAGCGAAATTTTGCACCATTTGATCGAAATCGGGTTAAAGAAACTCGATGTTGATAACCTTGGAAGGTTCTATATAAAAAACTAAAAATTAGGGAATTTGATCAATTCTTATGACAAATTTGTCAGTAGAGTCCACCATTAGAAAGCGTGGACTCCCCGAAAGTCGATTTTTAGCCAGGTCAACCCTACTTTTTGTAGGGAATTAAAAAGGGAACTTAATGTTCCCTTTTTTCATCTACAGCTTGCCTAACAAGAAAATAGCCGTAGAGCAATAACAACAAGACTGGTATTAAACCCAAAGTGAATTGAACAAGGTAAGGAATTTCACTCCTAGAAACAACGATCATAACCAGTAAAGAGAAGATCAATAAATAACCCGCTTTCAATCTAATAAAGTTTATTAAAAACATATACTTACCTTTATCATTTTTTGTTATGAACATCGGATTTACGCATAACTTAATTTTATGTTAAAT